CCCCGTTTTGGGGGCGGGAAGGTGGCTGAACAAGGTGTGGCTGGTGATATCCGGAAGACAGAAACATTCCAATGGTATCACAGGCTAGATGCTGTCTTGCGTCGTGCCGACCGTGAGGTTGGTAATGACGTAAGATTCTCGATTTCTCAGTTTCCTTTTGGAACTGAAGTCGAGACGGGGTGGAGACCTCCTAAGACGCCTGCGCGACTTAAATTTGTCCCAAAGGACATCTCCAAGTCTCGTAGCATCTGTATGGAGCCATCTTCCGTGATGTTTACACAACAAGCGGTTCTAAGATGGCTAAGGGAGGCAATGGATGGCGGACCAATGCGGCAGTTCTGCGATCTGAGGGATCAATCGATCAACCAGAGAAGCGCCCTATATGGGTCGCTTACTGGTGACGTTGACACTCTGGATCTCAGTTCCGCGTCGGACTGCGTCAGCTTCGATCTCGTGAGGCGCGTCTTTCCTAAGGACGTTCTTTACGATTTGTCACTGACACGTAGTCGTTTCGCCCAGCTCCCTGATCGGAGTGTGGTGCGATTGTCCAAGTTCGCGCCGATGGGATCAGCTTTATGCTTTCCCACTCAGTGCATCTTGTACGTCGCTATTGCGATCTACGCATCCATGAAGCAGAGTAGATGGCTGGAATCTCTTCCAGCTCCGCATGATCGGGTTTTGACCCATGAACAGGTGAGGTGCTTCGTTCAGAAGTACTTCGCTCCCATTAATGGTTTCATACATCCCGATTGTAGGCTTTTTCAGCCCCTATGTGTCTTTGGCGATGACATCGTAATTGATAGTCGCGTCTCTGACACACTCACCTCATTGCTCACGCACTTTGGTTTCAAAGTGAACCTGGGGAAATCCTTTAGAGGATCTCAGGCTATACGTGAGTCCTGCGGAGTTTATGCTTTTGCAGGATATGACGTTACACCTATCAGGTATTCTTTACCTGGTAGACGCGCTGCGCTGGATGCGCAGTTCGTAGCGTCATGCATCGGCCTAACAAATAGGTCGAATAGCATGGGCTTCCCCGAATTGAGGAAGTTCCTATTGAACAGCGTATTGCGTCTCGGTAATCGTAAACTACCAATCGCATTTACGCTTCGTGATGACCTCCCATACGCCTTACAAGTGTATAGGAGACCTCAGAACGATCACTTACGCCGTTCATCGCCCGA